CGGTTGGTTGCCCGAAACACTAATCGGTGAGTTACCGAAAGAATGGAACGTGTTAATCGGTGAGCAAACAAACAAAAACGCCAAGATTGCCCATTACACGCTGGGCATACCTGAGTTTGACTATTATCAAGACTGTGATTTCAGCAAGCAGTGGCACAATACTAAGAGCAGAATGCTTAACGGCTTAATCAAAATGAGGGAGCTGGTCGATGGCTGATTATCGTGAACTAGTTGCGGCGCTGGGTGGTAGGTATGGGCAAGATACCGACCCGATTACGCCCAATACGCTGATTGCGTTGAAAAACGGTAAGACGGCGACCACACCTGACTTGCTGGGAATGTTTAACGATAGTGATAATGTTGACCTATCAAAAATGTTTGATGAGCCGTCAAAGTTGGATCAAATTTTAAGTGGGGCTAAAGACTTTCTTAAAAACACTGCTGCCCCTGCCTTGCAAACTGGGTTGGATTCGGTGCTGCCATTTCGGAAAATGGGCAACATTGCTATTGATCAAGGGATTGTTAAGCCTGTTTTAAAAGCGTCTGAGGAATTTCCAGATTTCGATTATGCGTCACGGTATGCTGCCGCAAAAAATGCGGATGATTTAAGAATCTTGCGTATGAGAGCTTTGATTGAGGGGCTTGGCGGTAAAGTAAGGCAAAGTGAAAAAAACTGGAATATGCAACCGGATTACAATTACGGCATTAAAAAGAATCCCAAACAACGTTAACCAAAGTGATCAAAATGCGAGAGGTTGCAGATGCATGATTACCAAGTAAAGCCTGATTACAGCCTGTTAGCACAAGCCCTTAGCCGTGAGCCTGGCTTGTCTGGCGCAAGGTATTTGGAGCAAGGGCAAAATATGTCCCAAGGCACATTTAAGGGTAAAGGGTATTTTGGTGAGATACCTGTAAACCAAGGCGGCGCAATGACTGAGTTTTCAAGCGCCTATGAACAAGACGGCAGAATGGTTTCACACCCATTACTAGTGCCAACCCTTAACAAACAGGAGATTGATCTGTTAAGGATGGGATTAAAGCCAACGCCAGAGATTTACAAGAAAGCACAAGACTACGCCCAGCAACGCATAGGCGCAGGCCAAAGCCCATTTGCAACCCCGCAGGAATTGCGGTATCCGATGCCAACCGAATGAAGATTACCCAAAAAAAGGTTGACAGCCTAATACCCTACATCAACAACAGCCGAACCCACAGCGATGAGCAAGTGGCACAAATAGCGGCAAGCATTAAAGAGTTTGGCTGGACTAACCCAATATTGGTGGATGGCGACAACAGCATCATTGCAGGTCACGGCAGGCTATTAGCGGCAAGAAAGCTGGGCTACAAGGAAGTACCCACCATAGAGCTAGCAGACCTAACCGAAACCCAAAAAAAAGCCTACATCATTGCCGACAATAAATTGGCGCTCAATGCTGGTTGGGATAACGAAATATTATCTATTGAATTAGGATCATTACAAAGTGCTAATTTCAATATTGAATTATTGGGATTTGATGCCATCGAATTATCTGATCTATTTGATGAACAAATTAAAGAATTAAAATCAAATACCGAAGAAATTGACCCTGATGAATATGATATGAATTGCAAATGTCCAAAATGCGGATTTGAATTTGATGCAAAAACCTGATTGTGCATGGACTTTATCTGAATTGGCCAATGTGCCTAAAAACGGCATTAAAGTCATGAGTACATTTGCTTGTGGCGGCGGATCAAGTATGGGTTACAAACGTGCCGGTTGTGAAGTTATTGCGGCAAATGACATTGATCCTGAGATGGCCTGGCATTACAAATTAAATATTGATCCAAAGCATTATTTCCTTTGTCCAATTGGTGAATTATTAGAAAAGGAATTGCCAGAAGAGCTTTACAATTTAGATATTCTTGATGGTTCTCCTCCTTGTTCAACATTTAGCATGGCCGGCAGCCGAGAAAAAGCTTGGGGTAAAGACAAACATTTTAGAGAAGGCCAAGCAAAACAAGTATTATCTGATTTATTTTTTGATTATCTTGATTTAGTTGAAAAACTAAAACCTAAGGTAGCTATTGCTGAAAACGTAAAAGGGATGTTGATTGGCAATGCTAAGGGTTATACAAAAATGATCATGGCCAGATTTAAGAAAATTGGTTATCGACCGCAATTGTTTCTTTTAAATTCTGCGGATTGTGGCGTGCCTCAAAGACGGGAAAGAGTTTTTTTCTGTGCCATACGAAATGATATTGATATGCCGCCATTAAAATTATCGCCTACACATCAATGGATTAATTGCGAAGATGCTACAAAAGATTTAAAAATAACTGCTGCCGAATGGGAGGAAGTTAAATTTACAGCTAACACAGATTTAATCTGGTGGCCAAAAACACGACCTGGTGAAGACTATGGAGATGCTGTAAAACGCACAGGAAAACCTGTCAAATTATGGAATTCAAAAAAACTTGATTCAAATGCGCCATCCTTAACATTGACGGCAACTCATACGATGTTTAAACATTGGAAAGAACCAAGACATTTAACATTTAGAGAATATGTTAGGCTTGGATCGTTTCCTGATGATTACAAAACAAAAAATAATAAAATTGGTAAATATATGATTGGCATGTCAGTACCGCCAAAAATGACAGAACAAGTGGCAAAAGCAGTGTGCAATCAATGGTTAAATGTTAAACTAACGTAACGAGTTCCCCTATATAAAAGATGCCAGTAATTCCACAAAAGGCTCATAAGCCAACCGATGAGACTCGCAGGATGGTTGAAAGCACCAGCGGATTAGGCTTGCCGCATGAGCAAATAGCCATTCTTGTGGGCATAGACGACAAGACTTTACGCAAGTATTACCGCACCGAGTTGGACTTAGGTAAGGCCAAAGCCAATGGGCAAATAGCCAAAACGTTGTTTGGTAAAGCCACTGGGGGCGACACAACCGCATTGATTTGGTGGACAAAGACGCAGATGCGCTGGGCTGAAACTGTTAAGCAAGAGATCACAGGCGCAGAGGGTCAAGACTTGGTGATCAAGTGGGCAGCAGGGAAATAATACTGCCGTATAGCCCGCGGGAGGCATTTATGCCATTCCACAACAGGACTGAGCGCTGGTCTTGCTTGGTTGCCCACCGTAGAGCTGGAAAGACCGTAGCGGCAATCAATGACCTGATAAAACGAGCTATTACCGAGGGCAACAGGTCAGCCCAATATGCCTACATTGCACCATTTCGTAGCCAAGCCAAGCGGGTGGCATGGGATTACCTCAAGCATTACGCAGCACCGGTGACCAAAGCCACCAATGAATCTGACTTGTCAGTGGAGCTGGTGAACGGCGCAAAGATCATGCTGTTTGGCTCAGACAATGCTGACGCTATGCGGGGCATGGGATTTGCTGGTGTTTACCTTGATGAATACGGCGACTTCAAGCCCAGTGTGTGGGGAAATGTGGTGAGACCAACTTTGTCTAGCACTATGGGCTGGGCGGTGTTTGGTGGTACGCCCAAAGGCAAGAATCAGTTTCACGACATCTACAAGGTCAGTCAGGTAGTGCCAGATTGGTTTCTTCTACGCTTACCGGCATCGCTATCCAAGCTATTGCCTAACTCAGAATTAGAGGCGGCGCGGTCTCAGTTAAGCCAAGACCAGTACGATCAGGAATACGAGTGCAGCTTTGATGCCGCCTTGCTAGGGGCGTTCTTTGGTCAGGAAATGCGCCAGGCTGATGCCGAGGGCAGGATTTGTGAGCTACCGTTTGAGCCAGAATCCCCAGTATTTACCGCATGGGACTTAGGTTATCGGGACGACACCGCCATCTGGTGGTATCAGGTGGTCAGGGGCGAGATCAGGGTGATGGACTATTACGCCGTATCAGGCGCAAGCATTGAGGAAATAGCCAATGTGGTCAACGCCAAGGGCTACCGATACACCCGCCATTTCCTGCCGCATGATGCCAGAGCCAAGACCCTTGCAAGCGGTGGTAAGTCCATTGTTGAGCAATTGGCTGCACATCTGGGCGGCATCAGCAAGCTCGCCATCGTGCCTGAGATTGGTGTGCAAGACGGCATCCAAGCCGTGCGGATGATCCTGCCCATCTGTTATTTCGACTCTAGATGCGATGAGGGGTTGGAAGCGTTAAGGCAATATCAGCGTGAATATGATGAAGATAAGAAAACTTTTCGTCAAACTCCTCGCCATGATTGGTGCTCACACCCCGCAGATGCGTTTAGAATGCTTGCAGTAGCTTATAGACAAGAAGCAAAAGATCAGACACCGCCCAAGGGCAAGACCCTGCAAACCATCACACTCGATGAGCTGTGGGATTATGAGATGCAACATAAAGAGGAGCGCATATGAGCCAGCCAGTAGCAGAAGTCGGTGCATACAAAAACATCACCGCAACAGGAGATGTCACAACAGGCCCATGCCAGTTGCTTGGGTTTTACGTTAACAGCACCAGCTCGGGAACTTTGGTGCTCAAGGACGGTGGCTCAAGCGGCACAGTCATATCCGGCACGATTACCCCTGCCATCGGGTTTCACCGATTTCCCGCCAATGTCGGCACAAGCCTACATGCAACCGAGGGCGGCACATTGGATGTGACATTCTTCTTTGCCAGCGGTAACTGATCATGTACCATGAAGACGGCGCATACGAGGGCGAGGATGTTGGCCCTTACTGGCATGACCAAATTGAGACCGCCATCAAGATATTTGATAAGTGGGAGAAGCGCGGCTTAAAGGTTGTTAAGCGGTATCGGGATGAACGCGATGCCATAGAAATGCCAAGGATGAAGTTCAATATCCTTTGGTCAAACATTCAAGTGCTTTTCCCTGCCCTTTATGGTCGCCAAGCCAAGCCCGAAGTCTCGCGCCGTTACATGGATCAAGACCCTGTGGGTCGCCTTGCATCCACCATGCTTGAGCGTGTTATGGAGTACGAGACCACCCAATTTGGTGACTTTGACTCGGCAATGAGTGGCGCGGTGCAGGACAGACTTTTGCCTGGTCGCGGTACGGCATGGATTCGATACGAGCCTGTGATCGTCAACGACCAACCCAATGATGACGGCGTATTAGATGAGACCGAAGAATCTCAGGTCTATAACACGGTGGAAGACCCAACAGAGCGCATTGACGCAGCTCACAGCCCAATTGATTACGTCTACTGGTCAGACTTCTTGCATTCACCGGCTAGGACATGGGATGAGGTTTGGTGGGTAGCCCGAGCCGTCTACATGACCAAAGAAGAGGGCGTAGAGCGCTTTGGTGACGTGTTTAAGAACGTCAGCCTGACTAGCTCAAACACCGACATGGACGGCAAGAATCCATTGACCGCCAAGATGACCTACGACAAAAAGGCGATGGTCTATGAGATTTGGAACAAGCGCACCGCTAAGGTTTGCTGGATTGCCAAAGGTTATCCACAGGCATTAGATGAGCGCGATGACCCGCTAGAGCTTGATGAGTTCTTCCCATGCCCCAAGCCGTTGATGGCGACCACCACAACAGGTACGATGATCCCTGTACCTGATTACTGCGAGTACGAGGATCAGGCGCAAGAGCTGGACAACCTGACCCAGCGCATCTACCTGCTGACCAAGGCTTGTAAAGCGGTCGGCGTGTTTAATGCCGAGTTCAAGGAACTGGCGCGGATGTTCAGCGAGGGCGTGGACAACAAGCTATTTCCAGTGACCGGCTGGGCGGCAATGTCGGAAAAAGGCGGCCTAAAGGGCGCTATCGACATGATGGACACCTCGCAGATTATTGTGACCTTGCGTGAGCTGTATGCCGCAAGGGAGCAAGTCAAGCAGAGCATCTATGAAATAATGGGCATATCGGACATCCTGCGTGGATCGTCCAAAGCTCAGGAAACACTCGGTGCTCAACAGCTTAAAGCCAACTTTGGTAGCCTGCGGTTAAAGAGCAGCCAGGGCGATGTAGCGCGGTTTGCAACCGACATCTTTAAGCTAAAGGCGCAGGTCATTTGCAAGTTTTACCCGCCCGAGCTGATTGTGGAGATGTCAGGTGTGATGAACACGCCGGACGGTCAAGACCCGCAAAGATTACAGGCGGCGTTGCAGATGTTGTCCGACAGCACCATCCGCGACTTCCACATTGCGGTAGAGGCTGACAGTCTGGCGCAGATTGATGAGCAGGCTGAGAAACAGGGCGCACAAGAAGCCATCCAAGCAATCGGTCTATTCTTGCGTGAGGCAATCCCAATGATCGCCCAAGCGCCTGAGACCCTGCCTATGGCCTCTGAGATGCTGTTATTCCTTGTGCGCCGGTTCAGAGCTGGTCGCGGGCTGGAGAGCGCGGTCGAG